GGAGGATATAAGTAATGAAGGGCGTTAAACACTTCCTGATGGATGGTACCCACTTTAAAGGTAAGACTCACAAGCACCCAGACGGTACTCTTATGACTGGGACCAAGATGTCTAAGGCGGCTAAGAAACTAGTTCACTATAAAGACTTAAGCAAAACTGCAAAGGTTAAGAGTAATGTCAAAGTTAGCAAGAAGTCAAAAGAGTCTTAGTAACTGGACTAAAGAAAACTGGGGTACCAAGTCAGGTAATCCGTCTACTCAGGGTAAGAAGGCAACTGGTGAACGGTACCTACCTAAGAAGGCACGAGACGCTCTCTCTGCCAAAGAGTACAAGGCTACTACAGCTAAGAAACAGAAAGACACTAAGGCTGGTAAACAGTTTAGTAAGCAGCCTAAGAAGATAGCATCTAAAACAGCTAAGAGCAGGAGTAAGTAATGCCCTCAGGTCCTAATTATAAGAGAGACTATAAACGTGAACGTGAGCTTCAGTCTACCCCTGTGGAGCTGGCTAAGAACGCTTCACGTAAACGTGCTAGACGTAAGATGGAAAAGGGTGGCCTAGTCAAGAAGTTTGATGGTAAAGATGTAGATCATAAGAACCGTAACCCTAACGACAACTCCCTTAAGAACCTAAGCGTTAAACCTAAGTCAGTTAATCGTAGTTTCTCCCGTAAAGTTAATGCTAAGAAGTACGGCAAGCTAGGTGCTTCTAATCCACCTACACAGGGGAAGAAGTACTAATGGAACGACCGTATACAGCATTCTTTGAATCAAAGGTGGTTTCCTCAACAACAACAGGTGCAGATGCTGACGTAGTCTACACTGTTCCAGCTAACTTTGATTCTGAGACTACTCTATTAGTATGTACTAATGGTGCTGCTGTAAATCGTATTAATGTTCTGGTCTACCATGCAGACACTGCTCAATACCATTACCTAGTCCGTAATCACTCTGTAGCAGGTAATGATACATACCATGTACTGAACAGTGACCGCCTATACCTTCATTCAGGTGATAAGATTGTAGTGTATAAAGGAGGGGGCACCTTTGATGTGTCTGTGTCAGGTAAACATACCTACAACCCAGTAAGGACTATATAATGACTAAACGCACCCTAACAGATAAACAAGAACTATTCCTTGCTGTTCTCTTTGAAGAAGCTCAAGGTGACCCTTTACAAGCTAAGAAACTAGCTGGGTACTCTAAGAACGTTCCAACATCTGTAATCACTTCTTCTTTGGAGGAAGAGATCTATAGCCTTACCCGTAAGTTCATTGCCCAGAGTTCTACTAAGGCTGCATTCACCATGTTTAAGATTATGGGTGATACCGACATGCTAGGTGCTAAAGAGAAGATGGCAGCTGCTAAGGACCTTATGGATCGTGCTGGCTTCACTAAGACTGAGAAGATTGAAGTATCTTCTAAGGAACCACTGTTTATCTTACCTGCAAAGAAGGAAACCTAATGGCTATACCTGAACGAGTTAAGACTAAGATGGCAGATGCTGGCCTTAAAGCTGTCAACAAACCACAAAGGTTAAATGATGATAGCGGTAAGTCCCATCATGTTATGGCATCTGAGGCAGGTACGTATAAGTATATTAAGTTTGGTGAAAAAGGTGCATCAACTGCAGGTAAACCTAAGGCAGGTGAGTCTGATAAGATGAAGAAGAAGAGAGCATCCTTTAAAGCTCGTCATGGCAAGAACATTGCTAAGGGTAAGATGTCAGCGGCCTACTGGGCTGATAAGGTTAAGTGGTGATTCAGTTAACCCTTGACAAACTAATGTGTGTGTGGTATATTAATGGCTCGTAAACAAGCTCCTAGCTTCAAGTATCGTAAAGAAGGCCAGTCTTGGTACATTCCAAAGAAAGGTCTCGAAGGGGAGTGGTACCCTCTTGTACGTGTTGGAAGGCATGTTCCTTTCGGCTATGAACAAGATCCAGACGATAAAGATATACTCCAACCTATTCCTTCTGAATTAGAACTACTAGAAAAGGCAAAGAAGTATATGTCTGAGTATAGTGTTCGTATTGTAGCAAGGTGGTTGTCCGAGCAATCTGGTCGTTATATCTCACATGTAGGATTATACAAACGTGTCAATATCGAAGAATCCAGACGAGGCGCAGCCGATGCCCATAGAGGATATGCCCGGCGCTATAAAGAAGCCTCGGAGAAAGCGGAAGTCCTCGACAAAGGTAGACTCGGTGGTAGAGGTACAAGAAGTATCGACTCCGAAGATGACATCACCAGCGAGAGCTAAGCCAGACGATATTGATGTACAGTCTGCACAGGACATTATCTTTGCAGCTAACCCCGGCCCACAGGAAGACTTCCTAGCCTCCAGTGAACAAGAGGTTCTTTACGGTGGTGCAGCCGGTGGTGGTAAGTCATACGCGATGGTAGCTGACCCAGTTCGTTACTTTAACAATGGTCAGTCCCGTGGCCTCTTAGTCCGTCGATCCACAGAGGAGCTACGAGAGCTCATCTCAGTGTCGAAGCAGTTATACCCTCGTGCTATCCCCGGTATTAAGTTCATGGAACGAGACAAGACGTGGGTGGCTCCTAGCGGTGCTACACTCTGGATGTCATACCTAGACCGTGATGACGATGTTATGCACTACCAAGGACAGGCCTTTAACTGGATTGGACTTGACGAACTTACTCAGTGGCCTACTCCTTTCGCTTGGAACTACATGAGGTCTCGGCTACGTTCTACTAGTGCTTCTAATTTACCTCTCTACATGAGAGCTACAACTAACCCCGGGGGTCCTGGCCATCACTGGGTTAAGTCTATGTTTATTGACCCAGCCCCGGCTAACACTAGCTTCAGTGCTACAAACGAACATGGTGATGTAATACAATGGCCCAAAGGTCATACTAGGGAAGGGGAGCCTCTATTTAAACGTAGGTTTATCCCAGCCAATCTATTCAATAACCCGTACCTATCGGAAGATGGTATGTACGAAGCCAACCTGCTCTCAATGCCTGAGCATCAGCGACGTCAGTTACTAGACGGTGACTGGAGTGTCTCAGAGGGTGCAGCCTTTACAGAGTTCAACCCTAAGCACCACGTAGTTGAACCCTTTACTATACCACATGACTGGGCTAAGTTTAGAGCCTGCGACTACGGTTACGGTTCAATGACAGCAGTTCTCTGGTTTGCTGTAGCCCCTTCCGAGCAGATCGTCATCTACCGGGAGTTGTACTGCAGCAAGGTTACAGCTTCTGACTTAGCTGATAGGATCTTAGAAGCAGAAAGAGGTGAGAAGATACGCTACGGTGTCCTCGATAGCTCTCTCTGGCACAACCGAGGAGACACAGGCCCATCACTAGCTGAGCAGATGATCCTAAAGGGTTGCAGGTGGCGTCCCTCAGACCGATCAAGGGGTTCACGTATGGCAGGTAAGAACGAGATACACCGTAGGTTACAGGTAGACGAGTTTACAGGTGAACCAAGGATAGTCTTCTTTAATACTTGCCGCAACTTAGTCTCTGAATTACCATCCCTACCCCTAGACAAGAACAACCTAGAAGATGTAGATACTAAAAGCCCTATCGACCATGGGTATGATGCACTGCGGTACGGACTAATGACAAGACCTCGAAGTAGTTTGTTTGACTACGACCCTACCTTACAAAGATCAGGCTTCCAAGCCTCTGACTCTGTTTTTGGTTACTAAAACTTACAAGGAATACACATGGACAAGTTTGAAACAGACAGCACTGAGATTGATCGGAATATGGAAGAGGTTGATTCTTCCTTTGTTGAAGACATGGCCGAGGGTGAGACTGCGGACTCCCCAGTAGGTTCAGTTGTTTCTTTCGTAAAGGCGAGGTTTAGCAAGGCTGAGACAGCTCGTAATACGGATGAACAACGGTGGGTACGTGCTTATCGTAACTATCGTGGTTTATATGGACCTGATGTAGCGTTTACTAACACAGAGAAGTCTCGTATCTTTGTTAAAGTAACTAAAACTAAGGTATTAGCTGGATACGGGCAGATTGTAGAGGTTCTTTTCGGTAATAATAAGTTTCCTATCTCTATTGACCCTACTACATTACCCGAAGGCATTGCAGAATCAGTACATTTCGAGTCTAATCCCGACATGCAGGCTGCTAAAGGTGAGTCAGCCCCAGAGATTAGCCCAGAAGACGCTAAACTACGCCCCGGTGAGACACTTATAGACCTTCAAGAGCGCTTAGGTGGCCTTAAGCCCAAACTAGAGCCCGTATCTGAGCTCCTAAAAGAAGGTGAAGGCCGTACAGCTACTGAAGTTACCTTCCATCCTGCTATGATTGCAGCTAAGAAGATGGAAAAGAAGATACATGACCAGCTGGAGGAGTCTAACGCCTCTAAGAAGCTACGTACAGCAGCATTTGAATGTGCTTTGTTTGGAACAGGCATCATGAAAGGCCCGTTTGCAATAGATAAAGAGTATCCGCACTGGGATGACGAAGGTAACTACAAACCTCGTATTAAAACCACTCCAGCATGTGATGCAGTTTCTATATGGAACTTCTACCCTGATCCAGACGCTAATAACATGGATGAAGCTGAGTTTGTTGTTGAACGGCACAAGATGTCACGTTCACAACTTCGTTCTCTTAAGCGTCGTCCCTTCTTCCGTAGTAATGCTATCGATATGGCCCTTACTCAGGGTGAGTCATACACGAAGGAGTGGTGGGAGCAAGCAATGGAGGACGATAGTGGTGACACTTCTACTGAACGCTTTGAGGTACTAGAGTTCTGGGGATTTGTAGATCGTGATATCCTAGAAGACCATGATGTAACTATACCTAATGAGCTTAAGAAGGCTGATCAACTCAATGTTAATATCTGGGTATGTAATGATCAAGTCCTTCGTTTAGTAATGAACCCCTTCAGCCCACAGATCATCCCATACTATGCAGTCCCTTACGA